CACTACTGGTTCATACAATACCGCACTTGGTGCAAATGCCCTTAATGCCAACACCACAGTATCAGGCAGCACCGCTGTAGGTTATCAAGCTGGATACAACAAAACCACAGGCGACTATTTCACTGCCGTTGGCTTTGAGGCAGGCTTGTCTACAACTACTGCCACACGGGTCACTGCAATCGGCTCTCAAGCGCTTCGTTCAAACACAACTGGTCGAAACACGGCTTTAGGCTGGGCGGCTTTGTACACCAACACTACTGGCACTTTAAACACGGCCCTTGGTGACGGCGCTCTTTATTCTGCAACTACTGCAGACGGAAACACAGCTGTTGGCTACGGATCTCTTTTGCTTAACACTACGGGAGCTGCAAACACTGCCGTTGGAATGAACGCATTACGAGCCAACACCACAGCAAGCAACAACACTGCTGTTGGTTATACCGCTGGGTATAGCAATACTACTGGCACAAACAATTCTTTTGTCGGTTTATCAGCGGGGTACACAAACACCACTGGATCACGCTTGTCCTATTTTGGCGTAAACGCTGGCATATACCAAAAAGGCTCATTCAACACGGGTATTGGAACAAGCGTTTTAGTTGGTGATTCTGGTGGAACATCAACTGGTATACACAATGTGGGTGTTGGCGGTGGAGATACTTCATCTGTTAACGCAACATTGGGCGTGATTACAACTGGTTCGTACAACACGGCTGTGGGTAACAGTGCGCTTGGCTCCAACACCACAGCCAACTACAACACTGCTGTTGGTTACCAAGCTGGATACAACAACACCACTGGAACGCAAAACGTATTCCAAGGTAGCTTTGCTGGGTTTAACAACACAACAGGTAACAACAACACATCACTTGGCTACAACGCTTACGCTGTAAGTGGCACTGCCGCTACGGGTGCAAACAACACGGCTATCGGACATGGTGCGCTAAATCAAAACACCACAGCAAGCAACAACACAGCCGTGGGTTATCAGGCGGGATATAGCAACCAAACAGGAAATCGCTCTGTTCTTATTGGGGCAACTGCTGGATACGCCGCTACTAATATTGATGGCGATACACACATTGGTTATTCTGCTGGAAGCAGTCAAACAACTGGATTTGCCAATACCTTTGTTGGAAGCCGTGGTAGCGGGTCAGTAAACACAGGCGCAGGCAATTCTATTACCACAGGAACTTACAACACATTTATTGGCGGCTCTGCTGGCGGTGGTGTAACTACAGGTTCAAAGAACACCATCCTTGGTAACTACAACGGCAACCAAGGCGGCTTAGACATTCGCACAGCAAGCAACAACATCGTGCTGTCTGATGGTGATGGGAATCCAAAACTTTATTACCAATCATCTAATACTCGATGGATTTTGCAAGACCAGTTTTGGCCCACAGGACTTAGAAGCGGTGCTGGAACAAACACAGCAAAATACAACACTGGAACAGGTGAACTAACTTACGACACTTCATCTGCACGCTACAAAGACAATATTCGTGACAGCATCTACGGATTGAGTCATGTCATGCAGATGCGTTCGGCTCAGTTTGAATACAAGGATGACGGGCGTTCCGATGTTGGTTTGATTGCTGAAGAACTGCAACCAATCATTCCTGAATTGGTAGGAGTTAACAAAGAAGGTCAGGCCGATTCAGTTTCTTATGACCGCATGGTTTCTGTGTTGGTCAAAGCCATTCAAGAGTTGAAAACAGAATTTGACGCATACAAAGCAACCCATCCTTAAGGAATAAACCATGGAAAACCAAATCACCCCCGAAGAAATTGCAAAGCACTACAGCGCCGCAATGGACAGCGTGAACCTTATCAACGGCACAAAACCCGAAGGCATCGAAGACGCTGAATGGGCCGACACTGTTGCACGAAACAAAGAGCACCTGCGTATCATGCTGGCTAAAGACTTTTGGACTAATGAGGACCTTAGTGCAATTCAAGCTGCGAGTGTGTAATGGCAACAGTTGACGCGACTGATGCTCGTCTGTCTACGCATGAGGAAGTGTGTGCGATGAGATACGAGCAGATAAATGCAAGACTCAAGCGCCTTGAAGGAATCATCATCAAGGCGTTTGGTGTTCTGACGATCAGCATGGCTGGTGTCATTTGGTCAACCATAACGCACTTGAAGTGAGGTGACCCATTGACCCTATCTCTGCAATGCTTATGCTGTCAAGCGCAATCAAGGGCATACGCTCTTGTTGCGAAATGTTGTCAGAAGGCAAAGCAGAGATTCAACGCATTAAGAAAGGCGTTGAGGACGCTAAAGCAATCGCTAAAGATGTTTCGGGATTCTTTGGATGGCTTGCCAGCATACTTCGAGGCTCAGAGCCAGCTAAAAGAATACCTGAAGCAGCACCAGAAGCAAAACCAACAAAGCCAAAGAAGGATGACTATGTTGACCACATTCCAACAGAAGATGAAGTCGTTGACCAGTTCATTCGTCATGTCGGTAACTACTTTAAAGCACAGGCTTATCTTGTTGCTTACAAAGAAGAGCTAGAGCAAAAAGTGTTTAGCGCATCGTACAAGGACAACAACGAAGGTGCGCTGGAACTTATCTCTATCGAGACGAAGCTAACGAAGTGCGGTTCTGAGATGCGGTGGCTGATGAACGAAGCGCCACCACAACTAGGACCTCTGTACAGCCGTTATAAAGCGATGTACGAAAAGATTTTGATTGAGCAGCGTAAGACTAGAGAGAGGGACAGAAAGAACGAGAAGCAAAGAAGGATTGACCAGATCAGGACTGAGAACGACAGAACTGATCGCTGCGTACCGCATTGGGTTACCCTTGGGCTTGTCATCATTTTCTGGTTGTGCATATGGCAAATATCTCAAACTATGACGCAAAGGTCTACTTTTGGGGCATGGTCTTATTCGCAACCGTCAGCTTCATTGCCTTACCAATTACTGCCTTTATCTATTTTGACAACAGAGTTCTCAAAAATGAGATAGCGGCAGAGATAAGAGAATTGAAGAAGCTAAAGCGTGAACTGAAATCAACAGAGAAGGAAGAGTAAATGGCACTAACCAGAAGCGAGATGGAGATCATTATCAAGAAGCGTGCTGCTGTCTTGCTCATCATATTGGCTGCATTGGTAGCCATTAACAGCTTCTTCAAGGACAGCAACTCTGGTCGGATTATGAAGGACATCATTGCTGCAAACAATCAATGGGCTTGGTATCAAGCAAAGAATGTGCGTGCTGCAATTTACAAGACAACTGCTGACCTAGTGGATGACAAGAAGCTGTCACAGCACTATCATGGCGAAGCGCAGCGCATGAATGCTGACATGGAAGAGATCAAGGCACGCGCTGTGGCTTTGGAAACTGAACAGAAACAATTGTCAGCCAAGTCACCTTATTACACATACTCAGCGATGCTGATGCAGTTGGGTTTAGTGCTTTCTACCGCAGCGATTCTTGCTGTGTCTATGCCTTTGTTTTATGCTGCCGTGGCTGTTGGCTCGTCAGGTGTTTTGTTGTTTGTAATTGCTTTAGGGGTCTAATATGCTGCCAATCGTCATGTCAATCGTTAACGGCTTGATTGCCAACAATATGCCGAAAGTGGCAGACGCTGTGATTGAGAAGGGTGTGGATTATGTGCAGGAGAAGATGGGCATCACCCTGAAGCCTGAACACGAAGCAACCAAAGAGGATTATGAGAAGTGGAACGCTGAAGCTGCCAAGCACGAAGAGTTCATGGCAGAGCTGGACTTGAAGAACATGGAAGGCGCTCGCAATATGCAGTTAGCTGCTATGCAGTCTGAAGACCCTCTTGTGCGCCGTTTTGCATATTACTTCATGGGTAGCTGGTCGTTGTTTGCAATGGTAGTTATTCCTTGCTTGATTTGGGTTCCGATTCCTGATAGTCAAATGCGCTTTGCTGATGCGTTCCAAGGTTTTTTGTTGGGAACCATCGTAGCTGGTATGTTTCAGTTTCTGTTGGGGTCTTCTTTGGGCAGCCGTAATAAGGACAAAAAATGACACCTACACGCGAGATGTTGGTTGCCGTAAAGATCAAAGACCCTGACAAGTGGCTTGAGGTTATCAAGAATACTTGTCAGGAGTTTGAGATCAATACGCCAGAGCGCATTGCTTCATTCTTGGCGCAGACTGCTCACGAGTCTGCTGGCTACACGATGCTTGAGGAAAATCTGAATTACTCAGATGTGACGATGGCTGCTGTGTGGGCTAACCGTTTTGCGGTTATCGACCCTGCCACGAAGAAGCCTAAGAAGGACGAGAAGGGTAAGAATATCCCTAACGCCTTTGCCAAAGCCCTGCACCGTAAGCCTGAACTTATCGCTAACGCCGTTTACTCGAATCGTATGGGAAACGGGACGATTGAGTCTGGTGAGGGGTGGAAGCACAGAGGAATGGGTCTTAAGCAATTGACGGGCAAAGATAATCACAAACGCTGTGGTGAAGCATTAGGCGTTGATTTTGTGTCTAATCCCGCTTTGCTGCTTGAGCCAAACAATGCGGCTAGATCGGCTGGCTGGTTTTGGAAAACCAACAACTTGAGCAAATTCGCTGATGTCGAGGATATTAAAGGCATGACGCAAAAGATCAATGGCGGTTTGATTGGCTATGACCAAAGAAAAGCCTTGTATGACGCTTGCATAGCTGTGTGCCGCGCCTAGACTTTTAAGCGAAAATATGGGGTATGGCTACAAACCTAAATCAGCAGCTAGAGACTCCACCAGTACCAGACTTGCCTAACCCGCAAGACAGGTATGAACGGCTGACGGTAGCCCAGACAAACGAGCGTCTTAGAACCTTCTTTTTGAGGGTTAGAAACGCATTTCAGGCATTGCTTGGACCTCGTGGCGGTAAGTATGTCAATTACCCTTACGGGGCGTTTCAGGACTCAACAGATCAGACAGCAGCCAACACAACGACTGCCTATGCAATCACATTTGACACGACTGACTTTAGCAATGGCATCACGCTGTCTAACAGTTCTCGCATCAATGTATCTCAGGATGGTTTGTATAACCTAGAGTTTAGTATTCAGTTCAAGAATACTACTAACGACACACAAGATGTAGATGTTTGGTTCAAAAAGAATGGGACAAACATAGCCAAATCAAACAGCAGATTCGGTATGCAAGCGCGTAAGAGTTCTGGTGATGCTGCTCACATGATTGCTGCCATCAACTTCTATGTTGATATGTTGTCTGGCGACTACATTGAAATCATGTGGCGACCTTCTGATACTGGTCTTTCGATTGAGGCTTACGGCACAAGCACAACACCGACACGACCTGCAATTCCATCAGTAATTGCAACGCTTACCTATGTGTCCAACCTATCAGCATAATCAGACCTATGGCACTCATTCCTCTCAATATCCCTGCTGGTGTTTACCGTAACGGCACAGAATACCAATCCAAAGGCAGATACTTCGATGCAAACCTCGTTCGCTGGTTTGAGGGAACTTTGCGTCCTTTAGGTGGATGGCGTAAGAAGTCAGAAAGCCAAATGACAGGCAAATGCCGTGGCTTGATTACTTGGCGTGACAATTCAGCAGATCGCTGGATTGCTGCTGGTACGCACTCCAAGCTGTATGCCATGAACGAGGCTGGAACTCTCAAGGACATTACGCCTACGACTTTCACGGCTGGCATTGCTGACGCAGTTACCAAGACAGGTTACGGGTATTCGACTTATGGCTCTTACGCCTTTGGTGTGGCGCGTCCTGACAGCGGTACTGTGACACCTGCAACGACTTGGACAATGGACACTTGGGGCGAATACTTAGTTGCCTGTTCTTCTGCTGACGGTCAACTGTTGGAGTGGCAATTAGGCTTTTCAAGCCCCACGCTTGCCGCTGCCATCACAAATGCACCGACTTCATGCGCTGCCGTGATGACCACGGCTGAACGCTTTGTCTTTGCTTTAGGTGCTAGTGGAAACCCTAGACTTGTGAAGTGGTGCGATCAGGAAGACAACACAGCTTGGACACCTTCAACCACAAATCAGGCTGGTGACTTTGAATTGCAGACTGTTGGCTCATTGAAGACAGGTAAGCGTGTCAGGGGTGTAAACCTGCTGTTTACAGATGTTGATGTCCATGTCTCGACCTACATCGGTCTGCCTTATGTCTACTCGTTTGAGAAGGCTGGTTCAGGCTGTGGCGTGATTTCGTCTCAGTCTGTGGGTGCGATTGATACGGCTGCTGTTTGGATGTCTCGTTCAGGCTTTTGGATTTATGACGGCTATGTCAAGCCTTTGGTGTCAGATGTTGGCGATTATGTCTTCCAGAACATGAACTACAACCAATGCAGCAAGGTGTACTGCGTCCACAACTCAAAATATGGCGAGTTGACTTGGTTCTATCCTTCGTCTCAGTCCAACGAAAACGACTCGTATGTGACCTATAACTACCGCGAGAATCATTGGTCAATTGGCTCTATGGCTCGTACGGCTGGAACAGATCGAGGTGTCTTCCTTGACCCGTTGATGGTGTCTTCTGACGGGTACATCTACGAGCATGAGGTTGGTTACAACTACGATGGCGCTACGCCTTACGCTGAGACAGGACCGATTGAGATCGGTAACGGTGACAATGTGATGGCTGTGACTAGGGTGCTGCCAGACGAACAGACTCTAGGCGAGGTCGTGGTGTCGTTCAAGACTCGGATGTATCCGACCTCTAGCGAAACGACTTACGGTCCATATACGGCAGCGCAGCCGACAGATGTGCGGTTTTCTGCCCGTCAGGTCAAGGTGCGCTATACAGGTGCAATTTTGGG